AGTGGCTACCGGGTCGCTCTCGCCGCGCCCACAGGCAAAGCGGCAAAACGCATCGAACAGATCGTGGACATGCCGGCGCAGACGGTGCACCGGCTGCTGAAATATAACGGACATGAATTTGCGCGAAACGAGACCTCCCCTCTCGATTGCGATGTCGTCATAGTGGACGAGGTGTCCATGCTCGACGTGCCCCTCTGCTACCGCTTGTTCAAAGCGATTGATTTTACGAAGACGAACATCGTGCTCGTCGGAGACCACAATCAGCTACCGCCCGTGGGGCCGGGCAATATCATCCGGGACATTCTGTCGAACGGTTTGATCCCCACAGTCATTCTCGACGAGGTAGTCCGACAGGCGGGGCTTCTGAAGGAAAACAGCATCGCCATTCTGAACGGCCGTGTTGCGGGAAACGCTAAAACGGACGAGGGCAGGAAAAGCTGGTATCTGGTCGATAAATACACGGATCAGATGGACATCCTGAATTTCATCATCCTCATGTACGAGAGAGTGCTCCATGAGAGGCTCGGATACGACATCGTCCACAATGTTCAACTCCTCGCCCCGATGAAAAAAGGGCTGCTTGGCGTGGACAACCTGAATATTGTTCTCCAGCGGCTGATCCAGAAGAAATGCCACGGCGTTGATGTTGACGACGTTCCAGCCGGGCGCAGACCCCGGTTTTATCTTCACGACAAAGTCATCCAGCTTCGAAACAACTACGAACTGAACGTGATGAACGGTTCCATCGGAACAATCGAGGCTTTCGATGCGGACGCCGATGTTTACACCATCCTCTTCGACGAGGGTGAGACGCAGGTCGAGCGCGACGATATCAAGGACATCGCGCTCGCTTACGCGCTGACGTTCCACAAGAGCCAAGGCTCCGAATATGACTGCGGGATCGTGGTCGTTCACAAATCCCAGTCGTACATGCATCACCGGAACCTGTTCTATACCGGAGTCACCCGCGCAAAAAAGACGGCCATCATCATCGGCGACCGCTGGGGCATCCGGAATTGCGCGAAGCAGAGAATCACCGACCGGCGGCGGACATTCCTGAGTCTGGAAGGATTCCCAGCAGAGGCCGCGACTGGATGAAGCTGTACCGAGAATACTGGCACAGCCACAACGCCTCATACATGAAGAAACGCGGGCCGATAAATTTCGCGCAGCGTTTCTATGAGGCGTTCGGCTTCGCGCACGAGGCGATCTATCCACAGTGGAGCGTGGATGAGGATTACAGACATTCATGGGTGCTGCTTGAAGACTTGCCCGGATACGCAGAAAAGTACGCTTCCGTCTTCGACAACTACAACGTCTATACGACGCTGAACTATTACCCGGAGCAATACGCTGTCGCGGCGGCGCGCTTGATGGATAAAAAGCTGCATCACAAAAGATTTCTGAAACTGAAGCCGCAGCCGTCGGCGCAACTCGTCAAAGAGCGCGAACTTGAGATATCCGCCATCGAGGCCGCCGTTCCAAAGGCTTGTCATGTCGATTTCGGATTCGACTTCGACGCCGGAGAAAACAAACCCATCAGAGACCTCGACGAGGCGGCGTTCTTCACTCTCAAGCTGCTGCGGTTCTTTGAAAAAAAGAGCGTCCCGCACCAGATGTTCTACACGGGCGGGCGCGGTTTTCATGTCGTCGTGAACTACAAAAACTTCGAACAGCCGCTTGATGAAAACAACCACCGCGTCAATAAGGCTATGGCAAAGATGATAGAGGACGAAGCCGGGGGCCTGTTCGTCGACGATTCCATCTACTCGTCGCGCCGCCAGTTCCGGCTTCCGAACTCCGTTCACAGCTCCAGCGGTCTGCGCAAGGTTTTTCTGACCGCAGACGACCTTGAGCGCGGCGTCGACCATGTGAAGACGCTTGCGGCGTCTCCGCGCCCTGTGCCGCCCATCCTCGTCGCGCCCAGCGAATATCTTTGCCGTCTGTATGGCCTTGCAAAAATCGAGGCGGACAAGAAGCCGAAATACACGGTGAAGGCCGAGGACGCTCTGGAGCTTCAGTCCGCGCGGCAATCTTCGCCGGCCATGGCCGCCCCACCGCTCCCCATCGCCGCCCTGCATCATCCCCCATGCGTCCGTGAGGCGTTGGAGATCGGCGTCAAAGAGGGCTCGCCCGCGAACCGCAACATGATCACCGTGTTTCTCGCCGCCTACTTCAAAGCCATCGGGCGCGGCCGCGACGAGACCGCCGCTTTGCTCACAGACCACGCCGTTCGCGTTCTGGCGCGCTTTTCCGGCTCAAGCGCAAAGGAGATCGAATCGTCCACAAAAACCGCTGTGGCCACGGTGTTTCGACACGACAGATATCGCTTTAACTGCGGCGCGGCTAAAAAATTCCGCTTCGCGTGCAACGACACCTGTGAGCTGTTCAAAAAATACCGCGAGTCGGTGTTCAACCGCCGCCTTCAAAAGACCGAAATGAAAGGATTCGCCAGCGCGAACGTATATGATACGCCTGAAGAAATCCGCAAAGCGATTGTCGAGCGCGAGGCCGCTTACTTAAAAAACTGCGACGCCAACCGGCAGTGCGCCAAAAAAGCTCTGCTGATCCGCGCTCCGGCGGGTTCGGGCAAGACCACGCTCACGTTCGAGCATCTGTCCGCGCAGCCGTTCCGGCGCGTGTGCTGGGTCGCCTCGCAACACGCTCTTTACGACAATATCCCGGAACAACTCAAAAGCCGCTGGCTCAAGATCGAGGGACGCCACCCCGATGTGCTAGACGCCGACGGCAATGTCATAGACGAGGCGAACTGCTCGCGCTTCGAGGAGGCCAAGAGGCTGCGTGAAAAACGGCTCAACGTCAACCAGCATCTGTGCGCCAACTGCCTCGAAAAGGGCGTCTGCTGGTACATGCGCCAGTTCCGTGACAAATCAAGCCACTGGTTCATCCAGCAGCAGACGTTTCTCTACAAAGCCAAAGAGTTCATCTCGAAATTCGACACGGTCGTCTTTGACGAGGACATCATGTCCAACTTCGTCGAGGAAATCATCGTCACCGAGCGCGATGTCGACGTGCTGCTCGGCTACATCGACATTCTGATCGACGAAATGCGGGACTTCGACGCCGACGACGGCATCGACGGCTACTACGCGCTTCACTCTATTCTGGACTCGCTGCGCGCGTTCCTGTCCCTCAAGCCGCCGCGCAATGAGATAACGGGCGACATCCTGCGCCGCAGGTTGGACGAGATATGCGTCAAGCGTCACGGAACGTCGTTGCGCGACCTGTACAGCGACATCGGGCCCGATCAGTACGAGATCATAGACAAGATTCACTTCGATCTGACCGCCGCGGAACTGCCGCTTAATTTCGCGGAGCAATTTCTCCAGATTCTGCGATATGAGCTTTTCGACAGAAAGACCGACAGCAATCTGAGTCGGTTGTATCTGCGCCGCCGAAAACGCAGACGCAAGGCGGACGAATCTACATCCTCCCACGAAGCCATCCTTCGGATATGCTTCAAGATTCCGACGCCTTCGTTCGTCAAGCCCACCATCATTCTGGACGCCACGGGCAAGCCAGACATTTACTCGACGCTGTTCGAGCGAGAGATTGAACTGTTCGACGCCGCGTACAAATTCAAAAACGAGGTCTTGCAGGTCTTTTCCAGCGCATCCACGATCACGGCTCTGAAAAACCCGCGCCACATGCGGCGCATGATGAGGGCTTTGCAGAAACTGCTCGAAGACGAACCGCGCTCACTCATAATCGCAAAGAAAGCGCTCGAGCCGGTCATTCGCAAAATCATGCCGCCCGAAGCGGGATTCATTCACTTTTTCGGCAATCGCGGCTCCAACGAGTTCATGGGATACAAGCAGGTCGTCATTTTCGGCGCCCCCGGCTTCGACATGGAAACCGTGCTCATGTACGCTAGTTGCTTCTATTACGACCGCAATCTGCGCACAGACACCGGCCTCGTGCAACGCACATACACGGGCACGGATAAAGCGATCAATGTTTTCGCATTCTTGGAGCCTCTCATCCAGAGCATTCTCGAAGTGTCCCGCGAGGACGAGACGTATCAATCATGCAATCGCGGGCGGCTCATGCTGGACCCGTCCATCCGGCTCGTTCTGCTCACGAACATCGCTCTTGAACAGATTCCCGTCACCCGGCTCATCAGCCTCGATGCCCTTGCGGGCAAAACCGACGACCCTCGATCAGACGCTCATAGCGCGGTCGTCCGCGAGCTTGTCGAGCGACAACTCGACGCCATCGGCTTCATCAGCGCGTCGCGCACCATAAGGCCGTTTCTTGAATCCGGCCACAGCCCGCCTCGCGCGCTCATCCGCCACTTTGCCGACAGGCAGGCTGTAATACCCGTGCCTGCGGCACACAAAATGACGCGGCGCGCAATCGAAGAGCATGTCAGGGACGTCGTAAAGCACCTCGGTCTCAGGCCATACCGGGTCTTTTACAAGACGCCTCGCTGCAACAGTTATTTCGACATCTACGGCCATGACGATGCTTGTCTTGACCGCGCGCGCAGCTTTTTTTCGGATTGTCCCGGAGAGGAAAAAACGGCATTCACATTTTCGCCCTTGCGAAAAGAGCCATGCAAACAATCGCTTTTACAAAGGAATATTTATGAATAACGGGTGGCAAAAAGTTGTATATAGGGAACTCCCGCATTTTTTATTAATCCTTTATCTTTTAAAGCTTTTAAAGATACAACTTTTTGCCACCCGCTGCCATCAAATGTGCGCTTCATTACAGGGCTATTTCCGCGTCTGCGGAATTTCGCCCGTTTCCAACCAATCAAAAGGACGGTGAATCCCATGTCTACATCCACAAAACCACGCGCGACTGTCGCCCCGATATTCAGAAAACAGGCCGCCGCGCAGATGCGTAAAACAGCCGCGCAACACGCTCAACTGAGGGACGCATTCAACAGGTCGGGCGTCGCCACGTTCGTTTCCACCAGCATGTGCGTAGCACACAAGGATGCGCAGCATATCGTTTCCGAACTCATTTATGTGGGCGACGCCCCCCACTATCGCCTCACACCCCTCTTCTGGGCCTACCTTCGCCACGCATTCGACAACGCCACCCGCGCGTGCGCAACCGGGAAACTGGGCGGCGACACATATTCAGAGCTGCTGGATCGTCTCTCCCGCGTCTACAACATGGCGCACACGCAATATGACGCCGAAGACCTGAATGCCGCGCGGCGGCAGTTCACTCTCTCTCAATGGCACAGACACTGTGAACGGCTGGCGCAAGCATTGACGCCCGGCGAGAACGTTATCGATGCGGACACCGGCTCGACCCATCGCGCGCACCGATTCCCCGCCTATGCAGCCGGCGCGTGTCGTCCCGTCTCAAAGACCGCGCTCGCGCTCGTGGACTCCATCAGAGACAAAGCGCTCGCCGCAGGCTGGTCAATCAACCAGTTGTACCGCAACGTCGGAATTGACTACCGCGACTGGGGACTCGTGTGCTGTCTCGGCCCGAGTGAAACAATAGGCGAGATAACCGGGCAGTACATCGAGATAGTTCTCAACTCGCAGTCAGCCCCGCCTCGCTCTTTGCGCTTCTACAACAATGATGTCGAGCAGCCATGGTTGAAAGCAAAGACACCGGAGGTGACCGCATAATGGAATATGCCAACGCGACAAAGGTGCTGCCCAAGGAGCTTGTTGCTGAAATCAAACGCTATTTCCCTGACGGCATGCTCTTTGTGCCTAAAGACGAAATTGATCGAGAGGAACGGGCGCGTCTGGTCGTGCGGCTCGTTGAAAAGAATGTGCCTGTAGATGAAATTGCCAAACTTGCGGAATTGACGCCGCAGCATGTGCGCTTGATTTTCAGAAAACATTCGACGTCTCAAAGATCTGGCGGGAATAAAGTTTAAAAGATATTCATCATAGATTTGCCCGTTTTTTCGCAATGTATATATAAACGACTTTTTCGCTGAAGGCCGGAAACCCGCGAAAAACTTCTATTTCGCAAACTTCTGGAGATACCGGCAGCCAGCAAAATCGAAACGACAGAACAGGAATGGAACAATGGTATTCAAACCGCTGAATGAAAACGTTCGTCAATGCACCGCGAACGCTAAAAGCACGGGTCGCAGATGCGAGAAGCCAGCCGTTCGGGGTTTCTCGGTGTGCAGACTTCACGGCGCGCACAAGAAGAGATCGCCGAATGATCCGCCCAAGAATACCAAGAGCGGGCGACATTCGAATGTGCTGCAGAAATACAAAAACAAACTGAACAAGACTGCGGCGGAACTCGACGTCGATCTGTCGGTCGGCCTCAAGCACGGGTTTCTGGCGTTCGAGGTTCTGAACGTGGAAGAGCGGCAGGATTTTCTGTCCGTCGTAAAACAGATGCACGACGACTTCCAGTTGAACCGGTCTTCGGACTTTTACGCCACGGAACTCGTCGCCACGAATCTGATCCTGTTTCGCCGCGCCGCAAAGAACGACGACGTGAAGTCCGCCGAGGCTTACGACCGGATGGTGCGGATGCACCTTTCGGATTTGAAAGCCACGAAGAGCGCGAGAGAGGGCGACATCGTAAACATCAAGACCACGCCTGCGGAATGGGCGGCTTCCATTCTGGAGCGGTTCGAATCGGAAGAGGCGCGCGATCAGGCGGTTCATCACTCCAGCGGCGTCGAGTCTTCTGATGAATGCGAAACTTCCGTCGCATTTGATAGCGGCGGCGAAGCAAAAAAGCCGGATGAAACCAAGAGCGATTTTTCCAGACAGTCGCATTTGACAACAAATACGACGCTGACAGACACGGATGACACTCCGAGATACATGGCCGTAGAAACACACATGTCGGAATAGTCTGAACAGTCCGCCCGGACCAGAGGTCGCGGCGGACATTGAACCTTGAAAACTGAATCATCGGAACTGCCTGCAAGCAGACGGGCCACGGTCGCGGGACTCCCCGCCGTTTGCGCGCTGACGCGGCCACGTTCGTGCCTGCCGCGTTTTGTCGATCTGTTCGAGGGAATGTCCGGCATTAAAACAAACTCAAATTTCAAAGCTCGCAGACCCCCGCCGAGCCGTTTCGGGGGAGACGTTTTTCCCGCGACAATTTCTCCCATTCTCAGGACTAACCTCACAAGAGAAAAGAGACCGGTGAATTGGTCTCTGTGAAATCTCAGCGGCGGCAGCGAGTGCGTTTCAACCAGGTTCCAATCGGAAGTCTTCGAGCGCGGCGGCGGACTTTATCTCTCCCTCGACTTCGCCGAAGATATCGCGCAGTTTGAACGCGGCGTTGGTTTCCCGTCCGTCCGCCATGGGCACAATTATGAAATCGGTTGACCATGACTTGCCGTTCATCAAGCCCCCGATACTGGCGCGCGCTCCCATGCAGCTCACCCCCAGGTGGGACGCTTTGAGGCTTTTGAATGAATCGCCCCGAGCGACATAGGGGTGGATTAACTGTTTCGCAAACTGCCGGGCCGCCCGTTCGAGTTCGTATGAATTCATGCGCCGCTCCCTTCAAAGACATTCGAGCGCGTTCTGAAGCTCCTCAGAAGGCACGTGGGCGTAGATGGTGGTAGTCGATATGTGGCGGTGGCCGAGACTCTGCTGAACGAGAGCGAGGTTGCCGGTGCGCTCGAGCAGACTGGTCGCAAACGTGTGGCGCAGACCGTGGACGGAGATATTCTTCTCGATTCCAGCGGCGACAAGCCATTCGTCGAACAGCCGCTGCACCTGACGCACAGACAGACGGCGCCCCTGATTGCTCACGAACAGCGCGCGGGTTTCGACCGGCGTCTTGCGACGCGCCTTCATGTAGGGTTCGAGAGCGCGTCGGGCGCGGGCGTTCAGAAACCGTATCGCGGTGTGGCCGCCCTTGACTCTGATGGCAATGCGCCGCTCTGGCAGATTCACGTCGTCCGCGTCCAGCCCGACAAGTTCGGACACGCGGATGCCGGTGTTGAGAAAGAGGCTCATAATGGCAAAGTCCCGGAAGGCTTTCTTCCCCCTCGTATTCGAGATGGCCTTGAGCAGACTCTTTTTCTCGACATCCGTGAGAACGTCGGGCGCGGGGCGGCGGACATGCCGGATGCGGACGGCGGCGGCTGGATTGGCGGGGATGCGCCCGGACACGGCGAGCCAGTTGAAGAATGACTTCACCGAGGTTTTGACCTTGTTGACGGAGCCTTCAGCTTTCGGCGAGCCGTCCGGCATGAGCGTCACCGGCTCGGACACGAGAAACTCGTTGAGCATGTCCGCCGTGACTGTCGCAACCTCCGGGCATTGGAAACGGTCCGCAAGGAACCGCTCCAATTGCCCGAGGTCGCGCAGGTAGGAAGCGACGGTGTGCGGCGAGCGGGCGTCGGCGCGCAGCTTGGTCTCGAACAGGTCAATCGCCCTGCGGGGCGTCAGGGGCGGGTTCTGTGTTGCCGGCGTCGGTTCCATTCTGTTCGCGTCCTTTCTTCATCTCGGCTTTCGGAAGCGGGATGTCTTCGAGGTATCCCTTCTCGTGCGCCCAGACGAGCATCATGCGCAGTACGCGACGATTTTGAGTCAGCGTAATTTCGCTTTTCGGGTTGCCGTTGGGCTTCTTGAGGAATGCGTCGGATTTGAAGAATGTCCCGATTGTTGCCGGGGTGAGTTTGCCGAGCGGTTTGTCCGCGCCGAAGTAATCGACCGCCGTCTGAAGGCAGCGGCCGTAAACCTCGACCGTGCGCTCATTCTTGCCCTCGTCCGTCAGGTTCTTCAGATACGCGGGGACGGCTTTCTCAAACGTGATTTCTTTCGTTTTTTTCGCCATGATTATGGCCTCCTTTGTTTGTGTGGTTCAAATGTGCCGGGCGTCGGCCCGTTTACAAAACTGCGAGCGGCCCTCCTTTCTATGATGGTTTTGTCTTTAGTCCACGAACTTAAGGTCGCGCATGCGCGGGTCGCTAGTCACCCAGCTCAGGCGTCCGTCCGGCAGCACGGGGCGCACTTCCACCCGGTCGTCGGGTTTCACGCCGCCCGCGGCCTCAATGTCTGCGTCGTTGTCCAGATACAGGTGGTTGTCCACATCGTCCGTGTCCTGCGCAATGAACGCGCGGATAATAACCACGTCGGAGAGGTAAGGATGCTCTTTCCCTTTGTATCTGGCTCTGCGTCCGATGATTCTTTTCATGTTCGCGCCTCCCGTTTTTGTTGCAACGCAGTCACAGGTTGCGGTTTTAATCTGGAATTGCCAAGCCAATTCTGAAAAAAGATATCCCGCGCGCCGGGGGCGCAATTTCAAAGCTAAAGAGGGGTTTTCCGACAATGAGGGAAAAGCCGTTTGTCCCGCGACGGGAAGCCGGATTTACGAGGAATAAATGACCGAGACGACGCAACCAGACAACCGCCATGCCATAGCGCGCGCTCTGCGCAATCCCCGGATGTGGGGAGAAAAATATCTGCGCAACCGCGACGGCGGCGCGCGACGCTTCTGGCCGCATCAGAATGAAGACCTCGAATGCGGCGCGAAGAATGTCATCCACCTCGACGGGCGCGACAGCGGCAAGACGGTGAACATCGCCGCGCTCGCTCTGCATCACGCGTTCGTCAGAAAAGGCGGCACAATTCTGGTGGCCGCCCCGCATCAGGGGCCGTTGGACACGATAGTCGAGGAAGTAGAGTTTCAGATAGAAGCGAACGAAGACCTGAAAAGCAGCATCGCTATCAATTCGCAGAAACGCCAGAAGATCACCCGCAAGCCTTACTTCAAGATCGAGTTTTCAAACGGCTCCATCATCTACTTCCGTCCGGCGGGCGCATACGGCGACCCGTTCCGTTCTCTGCACGTCGATCTGATTCTGGTTGACGAGGCGGCGTGGCTTTCGGAGAAAGCGTGGAAGGCTCTGCGTCAGTGCCTGAAGGCGGGCGGCAGGATGCGGATTTATTCGACGCCCAACGGGCTGCGCGACACCACATACTACCGGCTGACGCATTCGAAGAAATGGAAGGTTTACAGATGGCCGTCATGGCTGAACCCGAGCTGGTCGCGGGAGCGCGAAGAGGAACTCGTCGAGTTCTACGGCGGACGGGACACCGCCGGGTGGCAGCACGAGGTTGCCGGAGAGCATGGCCGTCCGAGTTACGGCGCGTTCAACATCGAACACTTGACCGCATGCCGCCAGAGCGTTTCGGAATATGAAACAGTCGAGATAACCGGAAGCGAACTGAAAGACTGCGAGAGCGAGGAAGCGGTCGCCGACCGGCTGGACATGCTGCTTAATCTCGCGCCGTCGGAGGGGTTGTTCTGGATCGGCGCTGACACGGGATACACGGCGGACCCAACTGAAATCGTGATTTTCAAAGAGGCGGTGGAAAATGAAAAACCTGTTCTGCGTCTTGTTCGGCGCGTACACATGGAGCATGTGGCCTATCCTCATATTGCCCAGACTCTTGCGCTTCTGGATCGGTACTACAACCCCGCCGGGATTGGCGTAGACGCTGGCGGCAACGGGCTGTCCGTGGTTCAGGAGTTGACCGCGCTCGACAAATATCGAGACCTCAACCTCGGCCCGCGACTGCGCGGATACAACTTCGGGAGCGCGGTGGTCATCGGAGAAAACGAAGACGGGCGCCCCGTCAAAAAGCAGTGCAAAGAATACATGACGAGCCTGATCAACAGGGGGCTTCAGTCGCGGCAGTTAATACTTCCGGCGTCGGACGTCGAGATCGAAAGCCAGTTCACCACACACACATATTCAATGAAGACGGGCAACATCATTTACAGCAAGGGCAACGACCACATCATTGACGCCGTGCGCGTCGCGCTCATGATCCGCGAACAGGAACGCCTCGACGGCATAGGCGGCGTGGTGAGCGAACTGCCGCTTCCGGTGATGACCAACCCGATATTCATTTGAAGGGAATCGACGAATGACGGATCAGGAACTAATAAAGAAAACGATGAACGATGTGACGGAACTGCTGCTGCGAAAGAACAGAGACTACGGAAGCAGCTTCCGCAGGCGGGGCATTGTCGCCGGGACGCTCGACGCCAAGTCAAAACTGCTTGTGCGCATAGACGACAAGCTCGAACGGCTGTGCAACCTGATGGCGAAAGGCTCGGACGGCGAAGTGTCCGACGAAAGCGTCGCAGACACCGCAACAGACCTCATCGGATATTTCGTTCTGTTGAAAATCCTGATTGACGAAGACATGTCCAAACGCAAGCCCATGGGCGTCATCGAGGCGGCTGAAAAGGCTGCGGGAGGAATCAATGAAAACTGAAAACAATCGGGGCAAGCGTCCGCGCTATCGTCCGAAGAACAACTTTAACGGCGACGTGATTGTTCCTCCGCGACTTAGCGCCGAGGGGGACATCGACTCCTCCGCGCTCGCCGATCTCGCCGTAAGCGACGCTGTCCCCGCGGCATGGGAAGAGCGCGCCGCGAAGGCATGGCAGTATTATGTCAGCGAGCCTATTGTAAAGAACGCCATCAACTCGTGGCGCACGTTCGCCATCGGTGATGAAATCCAGTTCGGGTGCGACGACGAAAATGTCAAATGGGAAGCAAGAGAGCTGGCCGCGAAACTTAAACTGAACGCGTTCGTCAAGAATATGATTCTGAATCTTCTGGTGAAGGGCGAATGCGTCGGCTATCAGGAACTGAGCGCGGACGGCGACAACATCGAAAAAGTCATCTGCGTAAATCCCAACAGCGCGAAAGTAAAATACGAGAACGGCGAACTCAAGGAGATGAAACAGCATCCCGAAGCGGCGGCCGACGGCGAGCCGATAGACCTGCCGCTGGACAGGGTGCTGCACATTAAATGGGACGCGCAGCCGTATTCGCCGCGCGGAAACTCGATGGTGGTGCCGGCGTTCGAGTCGATAGAGTTGCTCCGCGACTATCGCAAGGCCGAGCGCGCGGTGGCAAAACGCTGGACGACTCCGCTTCGTTTCGTGCAGGTGGGCGGCCAGTTCGGCCAGAAGACCATCATCCCCGATCAGAGAACGCTCAACAGCGTGCGCGACATGATCAACCGCATGGATTTGAAGGCCGGGCTGGTTGTGCCGTTCTATGTGAAAGCCGAAACTTACGGCACCGAGGGTCAGGTTCTCGACACCGAAAAGAAAATCAAGGAAATCAAAGAGGATATCATCATCGCGCTCGGACTGGCGAAATCTCTCATCACCGGAGACGGCCCCAACTTCGCCACCGCCACCATCGGAATGCAGAAGATGGTCATCATGCTCAAGGAGATCAAACAGGCGGCCCGCGATATCCTGAACTGGATATTCTTCAAGTGGCAGGACATGAAGGGCTACGAGGAAAAGAGCATCAACTACATCTTCAACGATCTCGATCTCGCCAACGAGGTGGACATCAAAAAACTGTACATCGAGTTGTATGACCGGAAGCTGATTTCAGGCAACAGCCTTCAGATCAAGATGGACCTGAACCCGGAAGTGGAGAGCGCCAACCTCGACGCTGAGACAAAGCAAGCAATCGAAGTCACTGATCCGCGAACAATCATCGACATGGTTAACTCCGGGATCATGTCTATCGAGACGGCTCAGGAGAAGTTCGGGCTGGACAAACAGAAGAACCGCCCCGCGGCGACCGCCGACTGGCACTATCGCCCTCCGACGCTCACGGGCGGCGTAGGTTCAGACGCGCTCTGCGACGAATGCGAGTTTTTTGACGGCGGCAACAACTGGTGCGACGCGCTGAACAACGAGACCCGGTTTGACGCGCGCGCGTGCGTGTCGTTCAACAAAAAAACAAAGGAAGGCTGCGGATGCGGGCAATAGCTGTCGAAAACACGCTTCACGACAGAATCGTCGAGGCGACGCTCGCATCGCGCCACAGCCGCGATCTGTACGCGGAACAGACGGTGGCGCGCGTTGTCGATTCGCTGCAACGCGCCGAAAAGGACGTCAAGGCAAGTCTGCTTCACTATGCCAACCTCGGCTCTCTGCCGGAGGGCAAAGCCATCAATCAGGCGTCGCTTCGCAAACTTCAGAGCCAGATCAGGGAACACACGCGAGTCGTCCGCGACGAGCATTCCCTGATAATGAAGACGGCCGTCAAAGACAGTTACAAAGCGGGCATCCACAACGGCGTCGGCGATCTCGTTCGGGCGAAAATGCCTTTTTACCGCGATCTGACTCACGAAGGAATTAGGCAGACCGGAAGCAATATCTTCACGCTCATCGACAAAGACGCGCTCGATTTCATGGCGAACTATAACTTGCAGCTCGCAGGCGACGTCTCGCGGGAGTTGACCGACGGGATCAACCGCGCCATCCAGACGGGCATCGCGTCGGGGCGCAGCGTGCCGGAGATCGCCAAAGACATCGGGCGCGTCATCAAAGACCCTGAAGAGTTCCGCAAGGCCGGAAAGACAGTTTTCAAAACGGCGCAGACCCGCATGGAGATGATCGCCCGAACCGAAACGCTGCGCGCTCACAATCAGGGGCGCATGAAGTTCTATGACGCCGTGGGGATTCAGAAGGTTGAGTGGATGGCCGCCGGCGACGAGCGCATGTGTTCGGTGTGCGGGGAGCTTAACGGAAAAGTATTTCCGATAGAGAAGTTTCCGAATATTCCGGCTCACCCTTATTGCAGATGTTCAATGGTTCACGCTTATCCGCTGGACATTTGCGGCGTGAAAAATCTGGGCGCCGTTGCCGCCTCAGGCGAAGCCGCGTGCATCCTGCCGCCTCAGGCCATCGAAGAGATGGCGAAAGAGAAACAGTCCGAGGCGATCAAGGTCGGCCAGTTCATATCAAAAGGCGAATGGGGCAAGCTGACGATCAAACAGCTTCAGGACAAGGCGAAAGTGAGCGGCGTGTCCATCGCCCGCACTAAGGATGATTTTGTCGCCCTCCTCAAACAGAAGACCGGAACCGATTACTCGCATCTTGGGGGCAAGGAACTCAAGGCGCTCCTGAAAGAACATAAAATCGCCGCGTTGCGCAGCAAAGACGAACTCATCGACCTGTTGAAGGCAAAAGCGGCGCACGACCACGGGCCGGACTTCGCATCAATGCCCGTGTCTAAACTCAAAGAGTTGGCGCAGGAAAAAGGCATTTCGCTGAATCTCACCAAGCGGGAAGTCATCGCAATGCTGGACGCGCTCGAGCCTGGCGTCGATCACAGTTTGCTCTCCGGTCAGGCGCTCATCGAAGCGAAAGTGAAATTCAATATACCCATCCTCAAAACCAAAGAGCATCTCGTCAAAGCTCTTGAGCAAAGTTTCAAAGAGGAACTTGGAAAGAAGGTCGTAAAAGAAGCCGTCGTGCAGGTGGCCGAGGAAGCCGTCAAAAAAGAGAAAACGATGATTCTTTCCCTGCTGGACAACGTGAAGGTTTCCGTCGACCCGAAAGACTACAAGACGTTTCTGGCGGCCACCCATGACGCTGAAACTTATCTGGCAAAAAGCGGCTTATCCGTCGACAACGCTTATCTGAAAGAGAAGATCGCCGATCTCGCAAAAAAGAAAGCAGAATTCAAAGCGAAGATCGAGGCGATGTCCGCAAAACAACTGAAAGACCTCGGCAAGCAGACGAAGGCCACACACTGGCAGTGGGGAGCAAAAGACGACTTTGTCGCGCTGTTCACGGAAACCGATCCAGCGGCGATCAAGGCCGCAAAAGACAGCATTGATCTAAAGTGGGCGAAATGGGCTGAAAAACACGGCAAGAAGCCCGCCGGCGCGCCTGCCGCAAAGCCGACGACGCCCCCCGCTCCGAAACCCGCGCCGCCGCCAGCCGCCGTCGTGCTGGAAAAACCGCACACCGATGTCGCCTCGGTGTTTTCGAAGATAGACGCCGACTGGGATGCGCTGGATAAAAGTGGAAGCTTCAAATATTCCAGAGACGCAAAATCGCTGGGCGGCGCGCATGAAAAATACATCTATGTCGACCGCCGGGGCGACGAGTGGCTGTTCAAGCCGAATGACGCCTTTGTGGCTCGCGGCGAGGAGATGGCGTACCGCGTCGGGCGGCTCATCGACCCCGACGCCGTCGAGGTGCGGTATGTGGAACTTGGCGGACGGCAAGGCTCTATCCAGCGGCTGGTAAAAGACGTGAAACCCGAAGGCACGTTCCGAGACATCCCCATCCGCAAAATGACGCCCGTCGAGATCGAGGCCGTTCAGCGCGAACACATCATCGACTGGCTGATCTCAAACCACGACGGCCATGCCAAGCAGTTCGTCCGCGCCGCAGACGGCAGGGTTTACGGCATCGACAAGGGGCAGGCGTTTAAGTTCCTCGGCAAAGATAAACTCTCTGTCGCCTATCATCCCAACTCGATGGAGGCCGAGCCGATATATAACACGCTGTTCCGTGCGTACAGGGGCGGCGATGTGGATATCGATCTTCAGGCGGCGCTCAAATATATCCGGCGCGTCGAGCGCATCCCGGATTCGGACTACATGGAAATCATTCGCCCTTATGTCGATGGGCGGTTCGGCGCAAAACCGAGCGCGGCGAAGGATGAGTTCTACAAGCTCGCGCTCGCCCGCAAAAACAATCTCCGGCGCGACTTTGAGGGTTTCTACAACGAGCTGCATAAGAC